AAGAGTAATACTGTGTCCAAACATGACATAATACGTGAAATAAAGGACATAAATAAGACTATTAATGGAACTATACACACTTTAGACCTATTAATGGGTACATTTAGGAATTATATTGAGTTTAAAAAGGATGAAAAGAAATTTACCAAGTTTCTAGAGAAAAAGTTTAAGGATAAAGAAGATGGCAAATAATACAGAAGGTCAATTAGTTGATCTATGGAATAGAGAAGAGGAAAGTGCTGGTCTTAAGGGGTGGCTGGAAGAGAATGTTTCCAAGAAAGGTCTTAGTAAGTTATATAACAAGGCAACAGAGTATCAGAAAGAGAAAATGGCAGAGGAGGTTATCCCAGGATTAACCGAAGGCCAGTTATATGAGGGAATAACAGGAACAATTGGTGGAGTTTCTAAAAAGTTATTAGAGATTGCAAAGAGAACTAGACCAGGTGAAAGTACTTTAAATATTATAAATGAAAGAATAAGGAAATATCCAAAAGATAAGCCTTGGATGGCGATTGCTGTTGATGAAGAAAAAAGAATTTTACAAACTTTACCTAAAGAGTTATTTGAAAATAAAGAATTATTAAGAAAATCTATAGATAAGGGAGAAGACTTTATTAATGTTGTAAATAAAAATCTTGGAAAATCAGGGCAAATGTATGATGAAAGTTATATTAAAGATGTATTAGAGCATTTATATAAGAATTTATGAATATAAATAGTCAAGATGTAAGCAAAGCTGAGGAAGAACTTAGATTAGCACACAAAGATTTAGTAGCATTTGGCAAGTTGTTTCTGCCAGATGATTTTATGAGAAGTGAAACTCCTTTTTTTCATTATGAGGTAGTAGATGCAATTAATGATTTATCTGTCAGACAGTTGGCAGTCATTCTCCCGCGTGGGCATGGAAAAACTGTTCTTACTAAGTGTGGTATTCTTCATGATTTTCTCTTTGCTCAAGAGCCACTATTTTATGGTTGGGTTGCAGCGTCAAGTAAGATATCTGTCCCTAATCTTGATTATGTTAAGTATCATCTTGAATATAATGATAAAGTACGATACTATTTTGGTGAGCTAAAGGGAAAGAAATGGACGGAGGACGACATTGAACTTACCAACGGATGTAAACTTATTAGTAAATCCAACCTCTCTGGAATACGAGGGGGTGCCAAGCTACACAAAAGGTACGACCTTATCGTGCTGGATGACTTTGAAGATGAGAATAATACAATTACTCCTGAAAGTCGCTCCAAGATCTCGAACCTTGTTACAGCAGTGGTATTTCCTGCACTTGAACCTAAAACAGGAAGGCTCAGAATAAATGGAACTCCTGTACATTATGATGCATTTATACAAAAAATACTGGTTGGCTATGAGCAAGCTGCTAAGAGAAATGAAGATTTTAGTTGGAAAGTGATTACATATAAAGCATTACAAGAAGATGGGACTCCATTGTGGCCTTCATGGTTTGGTCATAAAGAGATGAAGCGTAAGAAGAAGTTTTATGCTGATAGTGGTACTCCACAGAAATTCTATCAAGAATATATGATGGAAGTACAAAGTGCTGAAGATGCTATATTCACAAGAGATCATATTAAGTATTGGGATGGGAAATTTTATATTGATGCCGAAACTGGACTTTCTTTTATTGATGCCAATGGTCAAGGGTATAAACCCTGCAGTGTATTTGTAGGCGTGGATCCTGCGACTGACTCTGCAAGGAGAGACTCGGACTTTTCAGTAATTATAGCAGTAGCTGTAACTCCTGAAAACGACATATATGTTATTGACTATATAAGAAAGCGTTCTCTACCAGTTTTAGGTATACCAGGAGAAGACAGGCTGGGGATTGTAGACTACATCTTCCAATACTCCAAAAGCTACAAACCCAGTCTGTTTACTATTGAAGATACTTCTATGTCAAAACCAATATTCCAGGCTATTAATTCAGAGATGAGAAGAAGAAATGATTTTAGTATTGGCTATAAAGCAGAAAAGCCAGGAACAAGAATGAGCAAGAGAGATAGGATACAAGAGATATTAGCACAAAGATTTAGTGTGGGACAGATTCATATCAAGAAAGAGCATTATGATTTGAATAGAGAAATTATAACCTTTGGACCAAGAATGGCTCACGATGATACTATAGATGCGTTAGCTTATGCGTGTAAGTTTGCTAATCCACCTATGGCAGCAGGTCAAGATAAAGAAGGTAATTGGTATAAGAAGAAACCCAAACCAAGGGATTGGGTTGTAGCCTAGGATTTATATATGTCATATAGAAAAAATGTTGAGAGAAAACTTTTGAGACTAGAAGAATCTGATCAATGGGAAAAAACACATCCTTACCATTGGGTAATAGAAAATACTCGCAAAAATATAGAAAATATGTCAGAGGAAGATAAGGAATATACTGAAGCATCTGGTTATGTGGAATGGCGAGATATATTAGGTGGGTCACCTCATTATTGGGATAGAGGAGTTCAATCTGATAATGCTATTGAATGGACAAAAGAAGGAGGGGCATATCCTATATATAAAAAAGGTTCAGTATCTGCTAAAGCTTTTAAAAAAGCATTTAATACTGCTAAAGACTTAGGTAAGAGAAATTTCATATTTCAGGATAGGAAATATAATATAGAAATAGAAGATAAGATTATGGATGATTTTATAGAAGCTGATAATAAATATAATATGGGTGAGTAATGGCTGATATAATCACTACACAAGATTTATCCGTAGAGGATACAAGTGAATTAAAGACTGGGGATACTAAAAGGAATTATGGTAAATGTCCTCCAGGTAAGAAACGAGTAGGGAACAAATGTGTTCCCATAAAGAAAAAAGGAGGGTATTAATATGCCGCAAGGAAAAGGAACATATGGAAGTAAGGTAGGGAGACCTCCTAAGAAAGCAAAGAATAAATCTGTAGAGGCAATGTCTGAAGAGAAAACATCTGCTTTTTTTCAAGGAAGCCCTGAGCAAGTAGCAGGCACTATGAAAAGAAATTCTGCATTTCGTAAAGGTATGGAAATGTATTATGGAGTTACTATTGGTGAAGATGGTAAAATTAAAACTATAAAATAGTAATGGCTAAAAGGCTTGACATATTTGATCATGATTCTCGTGATAAGCATGCATCTAAAGGTGATTTTAGTAAAGTAAAAGATAAACAATCTTATCATATATGACCATTCGAGGGAACACCACATCCAGTTGGGAAAAGGCATAATGATAATTCAAAATATAAAAGGAAGTAATGGCTAGAAAAAAGAAAGCTGACCAGATTAGAGAGCTATATAATCTTTCTAATAATTGGACAAGACAGCAATGGCAATATGTAAATCAAAAGGGCTATGAGTTTGCTCATGATGAACAGTTGTCTAGTGAAGAGAAAAGATCCCTTGAAGAACAGGGGATGCCTACATTTACTATTAATAGAATATTACCTGTTGTAGAGATGCTTAATTTCTATGCTACTGCTAATAATCCTAGATGGCAGGCAATTGGAACTGAAGGTAGTGATGCAGATGTTGCAGCTGTCTTCTCAGACCTTGCAGATTATATTTGGTCATTATCAGATGGTTCCACATTATATGCAAATGCTATTAATGATTCTATATGTAAAGGCATAGGGTATATGCTTGTTAGTGTAGATACTGATATGGATAATGGTATGGGAGAAGTTACCATACAACAGCCAGAACCTTTTGATGTATATGTAGATCCTAAGTCAAGAGATATTATGTTTAGGGATGCATCTTATGTCTTAATAAGAAAAGTATTACCTAAGAGTCATGTCGCTAAACTATTTCCACAATATAAGAGAAAGATAAATAAAGCTTCCTCTTTAGATGGAAACAATACTCTTTCAGAAAGAGCTATATCAGATAAAGACCAAAAGCTATTTTTACATGATGACTCTACTGCAGAAGATTCAGGTATTAATATTGAAGGCGAACATGAACATGTACTAGAATTATTTGAACTTTATGAGAAGATAAAGATTTCTTATATAAATTTATTTTATAGGATACCTCCTAATCCTGAACAACTAAAAGCTATACAACAGCAAGTTCAGGTAAAGATGAAAGAGATGGCTCAAGAGATGCAAGTTGGTCTCATGGAGCAGGATAAGCAAATGCAAGAAGCTGTCCAAGCTGGCAAGATGATACCTGAGCGATATCAATTAGAGATGGAGAAAGCTCAAAAGATGATGCAGCAACAGTTACAAGCTGCTGAGCAAGAATATATGAGTCAACTTCAAGCTGAAGCATCTAAGATAGAGAATAAGGTAATATCTGAGAAAGAATTTAAGATTTTAATGAAAGATGAGAAGTTTAAACAAACTGTAGTAGATGCAGTTCAATTCTATGGGACTAGAATAAAACAAACTTGTGTAGCAGGAGATACTCAATTATATGAACAAGTATATCCTGAAAATGTAACTGAGTATCCTATAGTTCCTTTTCATTATAAATGGACAGGGACACCTTATCCTGTATCAGCAGTTTCTCCCTTAGTTGGAAAACAGAAGGAGATTAATAAGTCTCATCAAGTATTAGTACATAATGCATCTTTAGGCTCATCATTAAGATGGCTATACGAAGAGGGAAGTATTGACCCAGACCTATGGGAAAAATATTCCTCAGCTCCAGGTGCATTGCTAGCAGTAAGACCAGGCTCAGAGAAGCCTACTCCTATTATGCCTGCACCTTTATCAAATGCTTTCTTTTCTATAGTACAGCAAGGTAAGCAGGATATGGAATATTTAGCTGGAATTTATTCCTCTATGCAGGGAGATACTCAACAACAGCATGAAACATTTAGAGGTATGTTAGCATTAGATGAATATGGTACACGAAGAATTAAACAATGGATGGGACAAGCTATTGAGCCTGCATTAAGACAATTAGGTAAAGTTGTAATGCAAATATCTCAATCAGTATATACAGCTAATAAAAGATTTAGAATTATTCAACCATCTGCTATACAAGAGCAGAGAGAGCAAGAAATTAATATTCCTATTTATAATGACATGGGAAATGCTATAGGTAAGTCTATGGATTATTCTTCAGCTAAGTTTGATGTTAAAGTAGTATCAGGCTCTACTCTTCCTGTTAATAGATGGGCATATTTAGCAGAGTTAAAGGAACTTCTACAATTTGGAGTTATAGATGATATAGCAGTTCTTGCTGAAACTGATGTAAGAAATAAAGAACAAATAGCTAAGAGAAAGAGTATGTATTCACAATTACAAGGCCAACTATCTCAACTACAAGAAGCTGTTAAGGATAAGGAGGGTACAATTGAAACTCTTGAGAGACAACTTGTTCAAGCTGGCATTAAAGGTAAAGTCATGCAAGCAGAAATGGAGATTACGAAAAAGAAGGAAGAAGTTAAGGGAGATATTAAAGAGAGTTATAGAGGTACAGAAGGAAAACAAAAGCTCTTACAGAACGTAATGGCCAATGAGGTAGAGACTAGAAAGAAAGAATTAGGACTTGAAATACAGTCAGCACGAAAAGATTTGCAAAGAAGCAAAACAAATCAATAATATTAAACTTAAATAAGGAGATTTGAATATGTCTGAACTAGAAGGTAACCCAGCAGAAGCAGTTGACCAAGTAATGGATCAAGCAGGTGCTGGCTCCTCTGAAGGCTTTTTTGAAGCCCTAGAGAAAGATGTAAATGGCGTAATAGCCGATGACACTGAGGCAACCCAACAAAGTATTGGTCCCGCACAGGTAACCCAATCACTAGACGTTGGCTCCAACAATGTGGAAACCCAGGAAGGCAGCGGAAACTGGGAAAAACGCTACAAAGATAGTAGCAGAGAAGCTGTCAAGTGGAGAGATGCGTATAAGGAAGTTGAAGCTTTCGTACCCATTCTCGACACAATGAAAAAAGATAGCGGATTAGTAGAACATGTTCGTGAATATCTGGTTAATGGTGGTACTCCATCTAAGACTATACAAGAGCAAATTGGACTAGATGAGGATTTTATTTTCGACCAACAGGAAGCAATGACAGATCCAAATTCAGATTCAGCTAAGCTAATGAATGCTCAGGTGGATAAAGTTGTACAAGCAAGAGTAGGTCAAATACTGCATGCTGAGAAACAGAATGCACAGAAGATCAATGCTGAGAAAAGTCGTCAACAGATAGAAAGCGATTTTCAGGAAAAGAAAGGAATGAGTAATGAGCAATTTAATGAATTTAAAGAAAGAGCTAAAAACCATATCCTTACACTTGAAGACGTAGACTATCTATTGAATAGAGATCAAGCTAATGCTAATGTAGTGCAACATACTAAAACTGACATGTTAAACCAGATGAAGAATGTAAGGAACA